GGCCATCGAACATCTTGACCACCTCATCGCGCGTGGCACCCGTCAGACGCTGGATGTTGCCCATGGCGGTCGCAACTGACCGCACAGCTCCAGGGCCGATGTCTCCGGTTCCAACCGCAGCAGACAAGAACCCTCGAGCGTTGGACATCGACGCCTGCGTCGTCGCAGCAATCGCTTCAGCCATCCGCTCGTAATTGTCCGCAGTGATGCCAGCGAAGTTGCCGGTCAACGCCAAGGTGCGTGAGAATTCGCGGCTTTCTTTGTACCCAGCAAGGAACGCAGCACCGACACCGCCAATCGCTCCAGCAAGTAACGTGAATCCACCGACTGCTGGCGTGATCAGAGAACCAATGCCGCGGAGCGCATTACCAATTCCGCCAAACGATGTAGTGATCTGCGAGCCCTGCTGCAGCAGGACCATCAGCGGGTTTTGCCCACCTGCCAAGCTGACAGCAACGTCCTGAAACTGCGCCGGCAACTGGCGCATTGCGTTGTTGATCTGACGGGCCGACGTGTCGCCCTGCTGACCCATGCGCTTGAGGCTGTCGGTCAGTCGATCGACCTGTTGCGTCCCTTGCACATTGGCAGAAATGCCGATGGCAAGAGGAAAGTTTAACGCCACGTCAGCTCTCCCGCTTATTCAGAACCTGCAGCGCCGCAAGTTCCATAGTCTGCAGATCGTTCATCATCGCAGCCTGATCTGCCACAGCATGGATTCTAAACAATGCCTCGACAGCAGGATAGTTCAAACCAAGGAAGATCCCAGTCGATGATACGTTCCACTGGGTCTGCAGTCTCAAGAACATAACAACAGTGTCGGTATTTTCTTCCCAGACCGCAAAATCCGTGTCTGTTTGAGGCAGGCTGTCCAACTGTTCGGCGGTCGCCCCAAACGCCGCCAGATCCTCTGCTGTATCGTCTTGTACGCCGCCCTGCGCCCAGTGCCTGGCGGCGTCAATCAGTTTTTTCGCTTGGCGCCTGACAAGCTGGCGAACAGCGCCAGAACGATACTGCCAGCGACCATTGGCACCTCAAGCAGCTGGTCCAGCGCCTGCGCCGAGAACGGCACCGCGCCGTCCTGGTCCACCACGCTGGACCATCCAACCATTACCTCACGCACCAGATCCACGTCGCGGATCTCCTCGCGCTCAATGAGCTTGCGGATCTCCTCAATGCGCGACTGCGTCAGACGCTTAAACTCAGCGTCAAAAGTGGCTTTCTCAGTGCGCCCACCGTCAGCAGGAACCTCGACAGTTACCGGCCAGGTGTAGGTGTCAGATTGCGATAATTTGAACATCAGGCCCAGATCCTTACAGGGTTGGCCGGCGTGACCTTGAAGGCGTCTAGCTCCGGCACGAGGTGATCGGCCGCCAGGCGCACGTTGACGTGCCAGCCTTCGATCGGCGCCATCTCGGGCTGCTCGCCCATGTCGGTCTCGATGGTCTCGCCGGTGGGCTTGTAGATCACGCCCACCGTGTCGATCGTGGCGCCGGTTGCGGGTGCGTGGCCTGCGGGGATCAGGATAGTGCCTTCGGCGTCCAGCAGCGCCTGCGTTTCGACGAGTAGCCCAGCGGCGGCAAGTTGCTCGGTGGCTTCTTGTTCCGAGGCGAACCGCAGCATCAGGTCGTTCCAGAGCGGTACGGGAGGGGTCAGGGGAAGATCGTCAAGCATGGTGTCCTCAGCTTGTGATGCTTTGCAGCTCGGCGTTGGTCAGGCGGCGGGGGTAGTAGGCGATGCGGCGCAGATGACCGTTAAGTAAATTTGCTAATGAATCAGAATTGTATGCGCCAAGCACAAGTTTATTTACCGTTGGAATCGTTGCACTTGTATCTGTTGTTGGGCTGACACCGTTGACGGTAATAGCAAAATCATTGGCTTTATACGCAACAGCGGTTTTGTAGACGACATTATTTGAAATGCTACCAACACCTATATCAACCTGTGCAGCACCACTCGTTGCAACATATGTGCGTTGAGCGCCAGCGCTTACATATAAAGTAATCCTGTTATTTGCAGTCCCGTCATTTAATTCGGCTTGGTACGGTCCACCACTAGCAATAGAAGTATCGTATTCAGCAAACAACGTCCCCTCAGTCGCATTAAACCACGGCGACAACGTATTCACACTCGCAACATCCGCGCTGCGGGTGACGGAGGCGGCGACTGTGGGGATGTAGCTGGTGGCGAAGGATCCGGCTTCGAGTTGAGCGCCCCAGAGATATGCGCCGGATGTGCCGTCTCCGGTGTATGTGCGGTTGCCTGATGCGTCGAGCAGTCCGTATCCAACCGAGGAACTAATCGACTGGGTAAATGTCAGCACACAGCGATACCAACCATTCCCGACAGATACTATTGATGCGCCAGTCCCCGATATAACCGTCCCGTTTGAAAGATCAAATTTGGCATCGACTGGTTGCGTTACAATTTCAATCTTGGTTCTTTCGCCAGCTTTTGCGTAAACACTTATGGTGTAAGTGCCAGACGAAAAACTGGAACTGATAACCCTGTGCAAATCATTTGCCGCAGTGTCAACCAATTTGTCTGCTGTAACCGTTCCATCAGGAGCGGACAGTGAATTCGCAGTCACAGATAAAAAGTTTTTGGTCCACGCCGCATTATCGAACTGCTCCGAGTACGTCAGCAGGTTACTGCGCTGCTCCTCCACCAGCAACCCCCTAGCCGCCAGCGTCACCGGGTTGTAGTCAAACCGCGGGCCGTAGACTGCGGCGCTGGTGGTGGGCGTGTAGTCGAGAGGGTAGGGGCCGACGGAGAGTTGGGCGCCCCAGAGGTAGATGCCGGAGGTGCCGTCGCCGCTAAAACTAGCGTCATGAAAAGCGCCTGATATCCACTCAACATTTGATGCAGAAGCATTAGAAACCATACCCGCTACTCCAGCGGTTACAGTTGCAGAGCATCTATACCAACCATTACCAACGGATGTAATAGTCACATTTTCTATAGTCGAATCAACACCGGCTCCAGACCTTACGATTACTCCTGTATTTAAGTTAAATTGCGCTCCGGCGTAATAAGTAGCGTTATAAATTAGACCGAGGTCTAAATAGTTGTACCCTGAAGATTTTGCATATGCTGATATTGTGTATTTGACGCCGTAGCTTACAGTTGCAGAGGAATACAGGTGATGCAGATTGTTGTCGGTACTTGGAACTGCTTTGTCTGCTGTAATAGTTCCATTTGGTGCGGCGATTGAATTTGCGGTTACAGTAAAATTATATTTCGTCCACGCCGCATTATCGAACTGCTCGCTGTACGTCAGCAAATTATGCGGCGCATACTCCACCCGCCCCGTCGGCCCGATCCTGGTGGCGTTGCTCGACCGCGAGAACGTAACGATGTCGGAGAATGCTTTAGATACCAGGCTCATGTCAGACCTCTATGCGGTACGTCTCAGTCGTAAAGTCCAGGTCCAGCGTCTGGCCGGTGTACTGAGCGCGACCTATCGCGGATGACAAAACGGCCGCGATCGCGGCCCGGATGGCGGCGCGGATCATCTTAGATCGCCACGGTGATGCTGGTCCCGGCGCCGGCGCCCGCGACGTTCGCGCGGATCTGAGTATTGATCGGCAGATCCATGATCACGGCCGTCGCGGCCGTGAACGAGGCGTATTGCAGATCGACCCAGTTTGTGCCGTCGTCGGACACCTGGATCTTGACGGTGGCGCCGTCGAAGGTGCCACGGACAACCAGCAGCGCCGGCCCACCAGGGTGAGACACCGACGCGCTGTTGCCGTTGGTCGTGCGTGCCGAGAATAGGTATGTCGCCATGATCAGCTCACCACGATCGAGATTTCGTCATTGCCTGCCGTGCTGGGCACGAAGGTCATCGGCACCGACAGCATATGGATGCCGTTCGCGTCCTGGTACGTCGGCGGTCCAAGCGAGACCCGGCTGGATGTGACCTGCACCCGGTTGCCTGCGACGGTTCCGTGCGTAACCTGGAAGTTGCCGACCGTCGTGGCCAGAGCAGCCGCGAAGTAGTCCTTGCCGGCGATCGTCGGAGCCTCAAGCACCACAGTGCCGCTCACCTGGCGATCCGTCATCAGCACGTCCTCGGCGCCCACCAGCATGCGATAGTTCACCGAGTTGCCGAAGTTGATCTCGGCCGACTGCATGGCGCCTGAGTACGAGTGCAGCTGGAACCCGGTCGTGTTGTCCGAGTTGGCCGCGAGCGGCGTCTGGAATGCGGTGTACGTCGGGCTGGGCAGCGCCGTGTCGGTCGGTGCGTTGTACAGGCCCGTGAAACTGAACCGGTACACCGGGATCTGGCCCACCTGCAGGCTGATCTGCACGTTGCCGCGAGCGCCGGTCACCTTGTGGAGCACGCCGTCGACGTTGTAATAGATCGTCACCGACCCGAACGACGCGGACACCGGCGCATAGGTCACCGACACGCCCGCCGAAGTCGTTGCGGCCATACCACACGCGAGGAGCAGCGGGCCGTAAGCCGGAGCCGTGCCAGCGGTGCCGGATCCGGCGACCTCGACCTCGAACTCGCAGGTCACATGCGCTCCGGCCACCAGCTGCTCGCTGGCGCCCAGGTACGGACGGACCAGGTCGCGGCCGACGATCTCGGAATTCTGCGGCGTGATCGACAGGTTCCGCACAAGGACCGCATTTGCGGCCCCGGTCGGCGTCGGATCCGTGCCGTAGGTGACTTCGGTTTTTGCGAGGATCACTCGCTTGCGGCTCAACAAAGGCATGATGACCTCGCTATCAGTATGCGAATTTTAACTCAGAGCATTGAGGGTGGTGCGGTATGTGACGGTATATTCAACCGATACCACACCCGCCGGTTGATCTGCTTCCAATGATTCCCAGCTCGTCGCGCCAGGCACAATGTCGGTGACGTAGCCGCCCAACGTGGTGTCCACCAGCAGGCGCTCGTGCACGTCCATAATGATCGGATCCGCGATCTGGTCTGGCACTGCACCTCGGACGATTACCGAGACGCGCACGATCATGGTCCACTGCAGTGTGCCCAGCGTGTCCTGCTCGGCGTTGTCGGCCGATGGTTCAACAACGATCGCAGGCGATTCGTTGCGGGCCAAAGGCTCAACCCGGCTGCGATACACGCGACCGCTCACGTTGATCGTTGGCGTCAACAGCAGGGCAATGCGGGCAAGGATCTGTTCTCTTCTGCTCACCATCCAGATCCTATAAACGCCTGTCGTGAAGTTGAGGTCCAGTGTCTCACCGGCCATCCTCAGACCTTCTGCAAGTAGACCACTTTGAATGCGCCATCATCTTGCAGGCGCACCTCTCGAACCGTGTATGCAACGCCAGCCACAGTCAGCGAACTGCCGTAGCCCAGCGATGGATAGACGCTCGCTTTGATCGTCAGCGCGTAATCAGTGCTGATGATCATGTTGCCCGCGATGATCTCGCTGGGCATATCCAAAATGCCGGTGGTCGCAGTCGTGCCATCAGTGACAGCCACCGCGAACTCGGTGGTCTGCAGGAACACGTCCAGATTCTCACTGAGCGCCACGCTTACGGCCTCTGCGTTTCTGCGGTTGCACCACTTCAGGCTTGGCTTGCGTGATTAAGCGAGCCTTGCCCACCTCAATCAAAATCTCAGCATCAGCGTCAGATATCTCCTGCTGAGTGCCGGCCTTGACCAGCCTTCCATCTGCCATCGTCGTGCTGAGAATCAAGACGCGCATGCGAAACGGGCCGAGGTTTCCCCCGGCCCGCCTAGTCTTTTCGACTATCAGGCGATGTCAGCGTCGCCGTAGCAGAAGGACACTGCATTGCGAACCGCAATGTCGATGTCCTGCAGCGCCACGACGCGGACCGTGCCGGCGGTCGAACCGGAGTACGGATCAACCATCAGGTCAAGGCCAGCCCACATGCCGATGAGCAGGTCAGCAAAGTTGCCAAAGAACACGTCGCCGGCGGTCACCTGGTTCGAGGTCTCAGTGCGATAGCCGTTGACCGTGTTGCCAGGCTCCCACACGAACTGAGCCGTGTTGGTCGCTTTCTCGGTGGTCTTCAGAGCACCGCGCTGCGCCGGGTTGAACAGATAGACCATCGTGCCA